CGCACCGGGGATCCTAGGCTTTTCTAGATCATGGATGAAACCTTGAACGAAATGAGGGACCTCATCAGAAAATGGGTCCCTGATGAGCCTGAATTCATAGAACAGAAGGCTAGTTCACTATCTCAGGTGCACCTAAGAGCTGTGGTGATTGAAGGTCTAAAATTGCTATCTTTACTTGTAGAAGTAGATTCTTGCAAGAAAAATAGGTGCATCCACAACAGATCTAAGACAGTTAACGCCATATTAAGGGAGTACAAGATGGTTGCACCGACACTACCCGACCTAGTGCCGGATGGTTATCTTGTCACAGGGGACATCGTGGTACTCTTAGAGGCGTTTGTTAGAGTAAACCAATCAAGCTTTGAGGTTAAGTATAATCATGACTTTGGGAAATTGATGATGTTGAGTCAAGATCTGTCAAAAGTGGGTATTACACTAGTACCTGTGGTTGATGGTAGATCCAATTACTACGTTGATTATATCCCAGATTGGGTGATAGAGAGGTTGAGATGGCTCATCATTACAATAATGAAGCAGCTTAAGGATGATGGTGAAGACATTGAGGAGGTAGAGTATGAGAGGTTGGTGTGTAGTTTATCCACAATGGAGAATCAGGGGTTGGGCCTTGAAAGCCTGACACAAATGAGGGAATGTGGTGCATCATACAAACAAAGGTTGGAATCAGTCCTGTCCTTGGGTGTAAATGGTCAACTGTCTGTTAGTGATTGTAAGACAGCTATTCTAAAACTATTTACTGAATATCAGACATTGAAGGAGCAAGGGTACCTTGCAGAGAGCTTCAAATCTACGGATAGACTAGAACTGCAAGAGGCATTGAGATCTCACTCCTTAATAGAGCATGGTAACCTTGGTGCTTCACCTCATTGTGAACTATGTCAGAATCATATGATTGAGGTCCTGACTAAATTGAAGGGCTCCAAGTCATCCTCAAACACAAAGCTAGTGAGTCAGGAGGTCTCTGAGTACTTTTCATTGCTATCAGTATGTAATAAGATCAAGGGACAGAAAATTTTGAACACAAGGAGACTGACTTTCCTCAGTCTAGATGTCATTATGTTCAACAAGTTTTTACAAATCATAAAGAAAGACTGTACACAGGATGTTCATTTCCTTGTTGGTGGATGTCTGCGTTCGGTTAATGATAGACTGGTGTGTCCGGATCTAATTGTTAAAGCATATGAGAGAAAAATGATCAGTTCTCCCAAATGGCTCACTAAAGTTGATCAGAAACTGGTTCATGGACTACCTGAACCACTAAGACAAAATTATGAACTTCAAGTACAACCCCTTTTAACAGAGTTGGACCTGGAAACATGGGCTGAGTACTATGACAGTTACAGGGAGAACTGGGGTAACAAACCATCAATAAATTATAATGCTATAGCTACACCTTGTAATTGTGAGGAGAATGATAGACTTGACTATGTGAACCTCTCTGATGAGTCTTTCCTTCAGTATCTAGAGGCCTTGTCCACATTATCATTGGGGTTGGTCAATTCTATGAAGACAGCTAGTACAACAAAACTGACTGTTAATCAGCCAGACAATTACTACGGGTTTGTACATTGCAATGAGTGCTATTACCAAGAGTTTCAGGAGGCATATAGGTCAGTATTATTGTATCAGAAAACAGGTGAAAAGAATAGGTGCTACTCCATATTCAAGACTGTTGGAGGAGGTGATAGTGAAGAGCATTTGGCATCCTTCTATTGTGATCCAAAAAGGTTTTTCTTACCCATAATGAGTTCTGATGTGATCCACAGTATGGCATGTGAAATGCTATCATGGCTTGATTTTATGAGTGATTCCGACAAAAGAAAGGTTTCCTGCAATCTGAGGAAACTTCTGCTTTGTGTCATGTGTACTCCTACTAAAAGGTTGCAAACATACCTCCAAGGGATGAGATACTTCATTATGGCTTACGTGAATGAATTGCACCACGTGCAGCTCCTAAATAAACTGAAAATTGTAGCAAAATCCAAGGCAGAGTTTCACACTATGTGCTTAACTGATGATTTGATACTTTCTGTTTTGACATCATCTGATGAGGTCAACATGACTAAGGCTTTCAAATTCATACTAAATGTTTCCTACCTATGTCACTTAATCACCAAGGAAACACCAGACAGGCTCACTGATCAGATCAAGTGTTTTGAGAAGTTCATGGAGCCTAAGCTAAACTTTGACTCAGTCTTAATTAACCCAAGTATGTCCCTCCATCTTGAACCTAAGCAGGAGGATAAGTTCCTAAACGACATGACAAGATTGTTATCTAAGGATGTGAAGGGAGCACAGGGTTCAGACCCTGGGACTGACCCATTGTTAATGAGCATTTGTTCGTCGCTTTTTAATCATGGTGAGCTTGGGCTCCCAAATAAATTGAGTAGAGACCCACAGTCACCCTCATTTACAAGCACGGCTCTAGACTTAAGCAGCAATAAGAGTGTTGTAGTTCCAAAGCTCAATGAGTTAGGAGAGCCAATTACAACCTATGACTATCAAACATTAGTCTCATCAGTTGTTGTTGAGTTGTCAGAATCATTTAAAAATAAACTGCAATATAAGCTAGATAGAAAATCACTTGTCTACAAGATTTATGATAGACTGATGGGGCTCGTTTCAAACAAAGTCAAACATCCAATAGATGAGCCCTTCGACTCTGAGGATGATATTTTAGACTCTGTCTCAGATGAGGTGAAAGATGTAATCTTGAAAATAGAATCTGATGTAACTTCCTGTCTTTCAAGGATGGAATCTTCCAAATGTAATCATGGATGTGAAAAGAAGGTTGGGACAGGTAAAGCTGACCACAATCCCCTTGATTCCCTCTGGTCTGAGGAAGTGAGGATGCGGGTGAACATTGAAACCAGTCACCATGAAGTTAAAGACTTTGACTTCAACACCTTTCCACCTGAGACTTATGAAGAATTGGTTCAGATTGTTTTTGAGAGCAGATTCAAAGAATTATATTTTACTGAAAGAGTGTTTAGTCCTTGCCCCCTTGAGATGTTGTTGCGAAATTTAACACGGAAGTACTATGAAGAACAGGACTTCTTTGAATGTTTCAAATACATCTTGGTTTCTACAGGTTATGACAACAGAGTTGGGAGGTATGATCACAAGAAGATTAATCGCTTAGGGTTTAAGGAACCTGCGCTCAATATTTCAGAAGTGGTTAGAATTAGCACGAGGGAAAGCAATTCTGAGTCAATTCTGAAAAGATTAGATAAAAGTTTCTTCACAAATTCTTCCTTAAGAAATCTTTGTTTTTATTCAGATGAATCAGCAACTGAAAGGTCTTGTGTTGGCACAAACATAGGGAGATTGAAGTTTGGATTGTCATACAAAGAGCAAGTAGGTGGAAATAGAGAACTGTATGTTGGAGACCTCAACACCAAGCTTACAACTAGACTCATTGAGGATTACTTTGAGTCAATTGTGGGTGACATGAGGTATTCTTGTCTGAACAATGAGAAAGAGTTTGAAAAGGCACTTTTAGACATGAAGGCCATTATAAGGCAGTCCGGTTTTGTTGTTAGTATGGATCACTCAAAGTGGGGTCCTCACATGTCTCCTGTCATATTTTCCCAATTTTTGAGACTGTTGAAACTATCATTGTTGGATGGTTCAGTAATAGACAATAGACCAATTCTTGAGTTGTTAAATTGGCACATTCACAAAATGGTGGAGGTGCCTTTTAATGTAGTTCGTGCCTACATGAAGGGGTACATCAAAAGGTGCACTGGAGTTATGGAGAAGAACTCAATGACTATGGTTGAGGACTTCATGCACAAGCAGTTTGAGACTGGGGTTGTGCCCTCACACATAAGTTCTGTGATTGATATGGGGCAAGGAATTTTGCATAATGTGTCTGACTTCTATGGTTTGGTCACAGAACAGTTTATAAATTACTGCATAAAGCTTTGCTATGACACCCCATGTTTATCTTACACCTCCAGTGATGATGAGATTTTAATGAGTTCATCCTTCATATTAAAGAAGAATGACGGTGAATTGGATGTTGAATTGGCAAAGGACATTCTAGACTTTCATGACTTTCTTTCAAGAGGACTAAACAAGTTTGTGAGTCCTAAGACAGTGGCTGGGACATTTGCATGTGAGTTTAAGTCTCGCTTTTTTATTTGGTCACAAGAGGTCCCACTCTTGACAAAATTTGTTGCCGCTGCACTGCATAATGTTAAGGCCAAGGCACCAAATCAACTTGCTGAGACAATTGACACAATTTTGGATCAGTGTGTGGCCAATGGTGTTTCAATTGAAGTTGTTGGTAGGATTGCTAAGAGGACTAATGCTCTTTTGCGTTATTCAGGACATCCTTACAACTTATTCTTATGTTTGGAAGAGACTGACGTTAAAGACTGGGTTGATGGTTCTAGAGGCTACCGATTGCAGAGATCAGTTGAAAATGTATTTCCAGATGATGAAGTCCCTGGGATAGTGAGAGCTGCAGCGAGAAAAGTGTTCCATTTAATTAGATCAGGAACAATAGAGGAAGAATACCTGGTGAGTACTATACAGACTGACCCTGATGACTGTTTAAGGCGTATACTTGAAATTGCTGATGTTACTAATGAACAGATAGAAAGAATCTTAGACTTCAGATGGTTGAATTTAAGAGCACATGGTGACTATAGAATGGTATTGAGGACGAAATTGATGAATTCTGCACGGATTATTGAAAGGGAAGAAATACCCTCATTAATTAAATCTGTTCAATCAAAATTGTCGAAGAATTTTGTGAGAGGTGCAAAGAAGATAATCACAGATGCAGTCAACAAGTCTGCATTTCAGAGTTGCATAGCATCTGGATTTGTTGGTGTTTGCAAAAGCATGGGTAGTAAGTGTGTTAGAGACGGGAAAGGGAGTTTCCTCTATATAAAGGATGTTTTGAAAGACATAATTAAACATGTAAACTGCCACTCTTGTAGAAATTATTGCAACATCTATTGTAGGGAGGCTTTAAAAGAAGTGAGTGAGTACTCCAGACCATTATTCTGGGATTATTTTGCACTGGTTTTAACTAATGCTTGTGAGTTGGGAAACTGGGTTTTTTCAAAGGCAGTTTTGCCTAAGTCAGTTTATAAGTTAGACAACCCAAGTCAATTTTGGTTGTGTAAGCCATCATCACATACAGAGCTTGAAGATAAGGTAAACCTTAACCATGTGCTTTTTTCAATAAAAAGGAATTTCCCTTCTCTGTTTGAGGAGCATGTAGCGCCATATTTATCTGATCTTAACACTTTAAAGATATCATGGGTTCAGAGGATAAAATTTCTGGACATTTGTGTAGCGGTTGACATGACAAGTGAGAGCCTTGGCATTATCTCCCACATGATTAAAAGGAAAAGAGAGGAGCTGTATGTCGTCAAGCAGAATGAGCAGTCAATGTCACATTTAAGAGAAGCATCAACTTTCGAGGAAGGTTTGCAGTTAAACTCATATGAAATCTGTTACAATTTCTTGTTGCAAATCCTTTTTGAATCTATGTTAACACCCGTCTTATTGACAACCAGTCAGTTGAAGAAATACTTTTGGTACGGAGAAGTTGAGCTACTGCCTAACACAGAACCTCATGAACTTCAACAGTTGACACAATTTGTGATGGACTGTAAAATGCTTAATATTAGCAAGGCAATGACCATTGATGATCTTGATCTTGGGTTTGTTCAGTCGACAATGAAAATGACAGATGTGAATTTGAATCTCTCTACATTTTTAACCAAGGTTGACTGGGCTAATAGATATCTTTACGAGACTTTTGAGTCAATGTTCATTGAATCCCCAGACTCTGAGTTCAGTATGGAGCTTGTCTTAGTTTTTAGTCATATCAGAAAGAGCTACAAGCATAAATATGAACATACAACCACCTACACAGTTAAGGCATCTTTTGTCCTTGAGACGTCCTTATTTTCTGATCAAGATGATCAGGATGTTTTAGTCATCCCAGTAAAGGATGTTGAATGTTTTGTGTCCAACTCACCTGGGAACCATCTACAGCTGGACGGGGCGGGATTGATTCCTCTAGTTCCTGTAGTATCTGGAAAGGAAGTTCTCAATTTTGACTTGCTATTAAAAGATCAGGACGTGAGTTTCAGTGGCACTTCTCCACATCTATCCAAAGTTAGGTTAGACTTCTCAGCACATATAAAAGAATTAAAGAATAAATTTTCTTACAAGATCATCGGGCCTGAGATGGGTTTTACTCCACTACATTTAGATAAGGGCATTATCAAAGAAGGAGATAGGATTGTTTCAAAGTTAAATGTCAATGTCACCAGTAAGTCCTTGTTTATGGCACTTGGTTTGCTATCCAATGATAAAGTTTCCGAGTTCCTTGAATCGCTATTTTATTATTTGAAATCTTCAGGAAAGACTGGTGCTTTACTAAGCATGACAACATCAGATCTGCAGAATCTTGTTGACAATTACAATGAGGACTTCAAGCAAATTCTAAAAAGGGAGTCCGATTGGGTTTCATTTGGTGCATTTAAATTGGCATACAGCAACAGTTTGTCAGCAATAATGATCCAAGATGAAAGAGGGCCATACCGTTTGAAAGGTCTTTCGTGTGAGAAACTGTTGAAGTCTCACGATGAGAGGGTGGAAATAGACTAAGCACAGCGGGCCCCAGGGCCCGCGGCGGGGCCCACCCGTGGACCTAGGGTTCGTAGGGTGGTGCTGATGGACTTTCTTCAAAGATGATCTTGGTTGGAAGAGGCCTATTGCAGATCTCGCAAAACTCTGACCTGCTGAGCATCCTTGTTAGGCAATTCAGACACAGATAATGATCACTGCATGCAATCAGACCTTTGTTAGCAAACCAACAGGACTTACAATTAAATCTCCCATAGAGACCTTGGGGAAGGTTGAGTGTCATGGGCACTCTGCCGACAGTTTCCCTCTCTCCATATCTGTCTCTGACAGCCTTTGAGTATCTCAACCCCATGGCTATCACACAGTGCGCAGATCCAATAAAAGCCTAGGATCCCCGGTGCG